ATGACGCCAAACCTGCAGATCGAATACCGCCCGATCGATGCGCTGCTGCCATATGCGCGCAATCCGCGCACGCATTCGCCTGCCCAGATCGCCAAGATTGCGGCCAGCATCGTGGAGTTCGGCTGGACCCAACCGATCCTGGTCGACGGCGAGAGCGGGATCATCGCAGGCCACGGTCGGCTGGCCGCCGCGCGCAAACTGGAACTGGACAAGGTTCCGGTCATTGAACTGGGCCATCTCACCCCAGCGCAAAAGCGGGCCTACGTGATCGCCGACAACCGCCTGGCGTTAGACGCCGGGTGGGACGAGGTGCTGCTGGCGCTCGAAATGGCGGAACTGTCCGAGGCGGGTTATGACCTGCTGCTCACCGGATTCGACGATGACGAGCTGGCCAAAATGCTGGCTGATATCGGAGAGGCGGATGGTTCGGATACCGACGAAGAACCGGCCAGCGATGAGGATGATGATGTCCCCGAAGCCCCCAAGCAGCCGATCTCCCGTCTCGGCGACGTTTGGCAACTGGGCCCGCACCGCCTGATCTGCGGCGATGCCAGCGATCCATCGGTGGTCGCCACCCTGATGCAGGGCGAACAGGCGAGTCTTTGTTTCACCTCGCCGCCCTATGGCAACCAGCGCGACTACACCTCCGGCGGCATTTTCGACTGGGATGGCCTGATGCGCGGCGTGTTTGCGCAAGTGCCCATGGCCGCCGATGGCCAGGTGCTGGTCAACCTCGGCCTCATCCACCGCGACAACGAGTTCATCCCGTATTGGGACCAGTGGCTGGAATGGATGCGGACGCAGGGTTGGCGGCGCTTTGCCTGGTACGTCTGGGACCAGGGGCCAGGAATGCCCGGCGATTGGCAGGGGCGTCTGGCGCCCAGCTTCGAATTCATCTTCCACTTCAACCGGCAGACGCGCAAACCCAACAAGACGGTGCCCTGCAAATTTGCGGGCCAGGAGACCCACCTGCGCGCCGACGGATCCTCAACCGCAATGCGCGGCAAGGACGGCCAGGTCAATGGCTGGACCGCTGCGGGTCAGCCCACACAGGACCACCGCATCCCTGACTCGGTCATCCGGGTCATGCGCCACAAGGGAAAGATCGGCAAGAACATCGATCACCCAGCCGTGTTCCCGGTGACGCTGCCGGTGGAAGTCATCGAGGCTTACACCGATGAAGGCGAGATCGTGTTTGAGCCCTTTGGCGGCAGCGGCACTACGTTGATGGCCGCGCAGCGCACCGGACGCATCGGCCGTGCAGTCGAGATTGCGCCCGAGTACGTCGACGTGGCCCTGATCCGTTTCCAACAGAACTTCCCCGGTGTGCCGATCACCCTGGCCTCCACAGGCGACACCTTTGAGGTGGTCGCTCGACAACGACAAAGCGAATCCACTCATGTCTGAACCTTGGCTTTCCACCCACATCGAGCGCTGGCCCACCGACAAACTGGTGCCCTACGCCCGCAATGCCCGCACTCACTCCGAGGAGCAAGTAGCGCAGATCGCCGCGTCCATCGTCGAGTTCGGCTTCACCAATCCGATCCTCGCCGGGTCCGACGGCGTGATCGTCGCCGGTCATGGACGTCTCGCCGCCGCGCAAAAGCTCGGTCTGGATACCGTGCCCGTGGTGGTTTTAGATCATTTGACGCCAACCCAGCGTCGCGCGCTCATCATCGCGGACAACCGCATCGCAGAAAACGCCGGCTGGGACGATGCCATGCTGCGCATCGAGCTGCAGTCCTTGCAGGAAGACGGCTTCAACCTGGACATCACCGGTTTCGATGCCGATGCCTTGGCCGAGATCATGGCGGGCGAAGAGACCACGGTCGATGGTCAAACGGATGACGATGCGGTGCCCGAAGTATCGGCCACTCCCATCTCCCGCCCGGGTGATGTTTGGGAGCTGGGCAAGCACCGACTGGTGTGTGGGGATGCCACCGATCCCAAGAGCTACGAGCTGCTGATGGCCGATGCCAAGGCAGACATGATCGTGACAGATCCGCCCTATAACGTGGACTACGCCAACAGCGCCAAGGACAAGATGCGCGGCAAGGACCGCCCGATCCTGAACGACAACTTGGGCGATGGCTTCTACGATTTCTTGCTGGCGGCATTGACCCCGATGCTGGAGCGCTGCGCCGGGGCGACTTACATCGCCATGTCGTCCAGCGAGCTGGACACCCTGCAGCAGGCCTTCCGGGCTGCCGGTGGCAAATGGTCCACCTTCATCATCTGGGCCAAGAACACTTTCACGCTCGGCCGCGCCGACTATCAACGCCAGTACGAGCCCATCTTGTATGGCTGGCCCGAAGGTCAAAACCGCCACTGGTGCGGTGACCGCGACCAGGGCGACGTGTGGAACATCAAAAAGCCACAGAAAAACGACCTGCACCCGACCATGAAGCCGGTGGAGTTGGTCGAACGTGCGATCCGCAATTCGAGCCGTCCCGGGGACATCGTGCTGGACCCGTTCGGCGGCTCTGGCACCACCCTCATCGCCGCTGAAAAAACCGGCCGCATCGGTTGGCTGATCGAGCTCGACCCCAAGTACGTGGACGTGATCGTGCGCCGTTGGCAGGACTGGACCGGGCAAGAAGCCTACCGGGAACTTGACGCGGTCAAGTTCAACGACTTGGCGGCTTTGGCAGGTGTGGCTGTCACGACTGATGCAGCGGAGGCCGACGCATGAAGCAGTCGCGCCTGATGTCCCTCGTGGAGTCGCTGGCCAATGTGCTGGTGGGATACGGGGTGGCGGTGATCACGCAGATGGTGGTCTTCCCGCTGTTCGGCCTGGCCGTGACCGTCACCGAGAACCTGCTGATCGGCTTGATCTTCACAGCCGTGTCGATCGTGCGCAGCTACGCGTTGCGCCGGGGCTTTGAAGCCCTGCGGGTGCGTCAGTCTGCCTGGGCTTCTTCGACGATCTCGCAGTGAATCACAAAGCCCGTCAGGTAAGGCAGACCTTTGGGGATGCCGTGCTGCTTGCTGGTCAGGCGACCGATGGTCCAGCCCATCCAGCGTTGGGTGGCGGCGTGGATCGCATCCTGCAGGTTCGATCCGGCGTGCAGGCCGTTGAGCACATCGTCGGCAAAGTGTCGACCATGGCGGCTGTCGAGGAAGGCGCGGACCGAGTCCAGTGGCTGGTTGGTGGCGTCCGAGATCGCGGTCATCGCGATTGGCCAGGCGGCTTCGGCGTGCTCGCCGAGGGTCCCAAATAGGCCCCACGACTCATTTTGAGTTGCAGGAATTTTTGCTTGCTGGGTGGTGGTCATCGTCGGCTCCATGTCTGTTTCTGTGTTGGCGATGACTCCATTGACGCGCTGTAGAGCACAGAAGCCAAGGCTTTCTCGATCATTTTTACGGGCCGTGATCATTTCGCGACGCTGACCAGCTCGGCCTGCGCGTTGGCGATCAGGTCCAGGCGCAGATTGGGCGTGATGTTGCAGGCCAGGGCGTTGAGCGCCCAGTTCATCACCTGCGATTTGTCCTGTGGCATCTCAGCCGTGTCGAGCCGCTCGATGTAATGGTCCAACTCGCGCAGGCTGCGCTCCAGGGTGGACCGGGCGGTGAGCAAGGCGTCTTTGGCCTTTTGTTCGGTCATCTGGCGCATGAGGGTGTCGAGGTCGAGGGTCATGGTGGGGCTTCCGTTCAATCGTTTGGCAATGACCCCATTGACGCGCTGTCCCGATGCAAAGCCAAGGCTTTGATGGAAGAAGATGAACAGCGTGGCGGCAGAGCCACTAGCCCAGCCGGGCCGCGTAGCGGGCGTAGTCGCCGCCAGACGGGTCGACGAACAGGTACGGGCGACCAGGGGCGTGAACTTCCACGCACAAACGTCCCTGGCCGACATAGCCACCCTTACCGGCCAGCCAGTCGCGCGAGACCAGCAGGTTGGCGGCAAAGCCATCGAACTCCTCGGGTGTCATGGTCCGGGTCTCGATGACGTAGACGATGTAGTCGCCGCTGGCGCTCATGTCCTTGAGGTTCTCGGGCTTGCGCGCAAAGGGCAGCCGGATGCCAAGTTGCTCGACCTGAATCTCCTGGCCCTCCCACTGGAGGGTCAAGGGGGTGCGTTCAATGGTGATGGACATGCTGGGCATGACGGGCCTTTCTGGATTGATTTGAGACTTGGTTGTTTGCTTGGTACTTGGGGCTCACGGCCTTGGCCTGCAAGGCTTCGACGCCGGCCAGCGCCAGGGTCAGCACGGCGTTGTGAAACGCCGCCTCGGCCAAACAGGGCGCGAGCCGTGCGTCTTCGAGCAAGCGGTCGATGCTTGGCGCCACCTTGGCGCGCATCGCGCCACACACCGCCTCCTGGCGCGCAGGGCTGGCGCTGCGGATTTCGGGGCACAGGCTGATCAGGGTGCGAAACGCCTGGTCGGCTAGGCGCTGCCCCAGCTCATCGATCCGAGCAAAGTTCGGGCGGGCGTTCATGCGGCCTCCGATTCAGGGGTGGTGGCGCCTGCTGAAGTGGTCTCGATGCGGTAGACGCGCTGACCGCCGGCTTCCTTGGCTGATGTGATGGTCAGCCCCAGGCGTTTCTTGAGCGTGCCGGCCAGGGTGCCGCGCACGGTGTGCTGTTGCCAGCCCGTGGCCTCCATGATCTGCGCGATCGTGGCGCTCTCGGGTCGTTGCAGCAGGCCAATCACCAGCGCCTGCTTGCTGTCGGCGCGGGTGCGAACCGGCTTGTTCTTGGCGGGCTGCTGCCAACTGGCCTCGGCACTGGCGACATCGGCTTCGAGTTCCGGATCGTCCAGCGTGATGGTCGGTGGCAAGGCGCCTGGTCGGGGCAGGCCCAGGGCGTCGTAGCCCTCGGCGGCCACCACCCAGTCATCGCCATCGGGCGTGATCAGGGCGCGTTTGAATAAGCCTTCGAGCACCTTGGCGCGGGCGCCGCCCTTGATGTGCTCGGGGAACCAGGCGATCTTGCCGCCGCTGTCTTGCACGGCGTGCTCCAGGATGGCCTGCTGGTTAGGGTTGAGTGAGATGGTCATGATGCCCTCACGCTTGCAGGGCGGTGTTGCAGCCGTTGCCATTGATTTGATGTGCTGCGGTGACTTTGCGCACGCGGTGCACGGCCTGCTTCGGGCTTCCACCGGCTGCGCGCAGCCCAGCATCAAACGCGGCTTGCAGGGCGCTTTTGACACCCCAGACGCTCACGTCGTGAAAGTCCAGGCTGTCGCGGTGGCGGGTTTGCAGGGTTTCGATGAACAGGTGGTCCAGGGCAATCGATTCGAGCAAAAGCTCGATCTCGTCGGGGGAGAGTGCGGTGGGTTGCTTGGGTTTGGCCATGTGGGGCTCCTTGGTGGGTTGCTTGTCAATCGACATCCGCATTCACGCGCTGTGCGCCACAGAAGCCAAGCTCTTTCTTATCCCGGGTGATTCACTCGCCTTTGCCTGACCCATACCTCCAGGAGGCCACCCACTTGCACTGAGTAGATCAACACCATGGGACTGTCCATTCGCGCCTACGCGCGCCACCGAGGCGTGTCGCACGTGGCCGTCAAGAAGGCCATCGACACCGGTCGCATCAGCCAGCTGCCGGACGGCACCATCGATCCGGTGGTGGCCGATGCCCAGTGGGCGGCCAACACCACACCGACCCGACGGTCGGTGGCAGATGTCGCCAGTGACAAACCTGCCCCGCAGGTTTCCGCAGCAGTCCGCGAGGCTCCGCAAGCTGCCGCACGACCACAACGGGATACCCCTGAGCCGCCCACCCCTGCGCTTTCGAGTGGAGGCACGTCCCTGCTCCAGGCGCGTACGGTCAACGAAGTCGTCAAGGCGCAAACCAACAAGGTGCGCCTGGCCCGATTGAAGGGCGAACTGGTCGATCGCTCGCAGGCCGTGGCCCATGTGTTCAAGCTGGCCCGGGCCGAGCGGGATGCCTGGCTCAACTGGCCGGCACGCATCTCCTCGCAGATGGCCGCAGGGCTCGGCGTCGATGCGCACGTCTTGCATGTGGCGCTGGACGCTGCCGTGCGCCAGCAACTGCAGGACCTGGGCGACTTACAGGCCAAGGTAGATTGAGCATGGACGAGCTGTATTACGAGGGCTGGGACGCCATCGAGCGCGCCTGGCGCGAAGGCCTCACCCCAGATCCGCTGCTCACGGTGTCCGAATGGGCCGACAAGCACCGGGTGCTCTCCAGCAAGGCCGCCTCTGAGCCGGGCCGCTGGCGCACCAGTCGCACATCGGCCAGGGCGACTACGAGATCGGGGCCGTGCGCATCGAAGACACGCCCCTCCAGTTCTTCGAAGAGGTGCAGGCCCAGGTCATCCTGCCCGGCGGTCAGAACACGCTCTTCAACCACGACGTGGTCACTGCGCCTGAAGTGGCAGGCCAGGAACTGCTGGCCATCGACGATCCGGCCAACACCCGGGGCGAGGCCATCGGCCCCTTCATCGTCAACCCGCCTGAAACACAGATCGATACCCTGGGCATCGACATCCTGCTGCCCCGAGGCTTGTTCTATGCCAATGACGCCGGCGGCCAAGACGCCAAGGAAGTGCGCTGGACGGTGGAAGCCCGGGCGGTGAACGACGAGGGCGAGCCCACCACCGGCTGGCAGACGCTGATCAGTGGCACCAGCTACAGCGCCTGGAGTGGCTGGAACACCACCTGGTCCACGGCCAGTGCCGTCACTACCCAGACCTACCACTCTGACTCAGAGGGCGGCTACTACAGCACCAGTTACGGCCCGCCGCGCATGCCCGCCAACACCCTGACCGAGGAGTACCAGCTGGGCGACTGTGCCAGCCAGGACTACGAGTCCGGCATTTGCTACAGCTACTACATCCAGCGCCGCACGCGCAGTGCCTACAGCCAGCAAGAGGTGATCAGCGCCGCCACGCCCGATACCATTCGGCGCAGCTACCGCTACCCCGTCACGCCAGGGCGCTACGAGGTCAAAGTGGTTCGGCTGGACCACAAAGACACCCGGGCTCGCGCCGGGCATGAACTGCGCTGGGGCGAGGTGCGCGGCTACCTGGTCAACCCCAGCCTGCCCGCGGGCATCACCTTCCTGGCCGTCAAGATGCGCGCCACCGACAACCTGTCGATGCGCTCGAGCCGCCTCATCAACTGCCTGGTTACGCGCAAGCTGCCCGTCTGGCACCCCAGCACCGGCTGGAGTAGCCCGCAAGCCACCCGCTCGATTGCCTGGGCCTTTGCCGATGCGGTGCGGGCCAGCTATGGGGCGAAACTCGCCGACAGCCGGATTGACCTGAATGCCCTCTACCGGCTGGACCAGACCTGGAACCAAAGAGGGGACCAGTTCGACGCTGTCTTTGACCAAAAAGTCACCGTCTGGGAGGCGCTCACCCGCATCGCCCGCTGTGGCCGTGCCGTGCCCTACCTGCAAAGTGGCGTGGTGCGCCTGGTGCGCGATGAAACCAAAACCCTGCCGGTGGCCCGGTTCACCACCGCCAACATCGTCAAAGGCAGTTTCAAGCTGCAGTACGTCATGCCAGGCGAAGAGACGGCCGATGCGGTCACGGTGGAGTTCTTCAGCCCCAAGACCTGGAAGCCGGCTGAGGTGACGGTGTCACTGCCCGGTTCCACCGAAGCGAATCCGGCCACGGTGAATCTGTTCGGTTGCACCAACCAGACCCAGGCCATGCGTGAAGGCAAGTACATCGCTGCGGCCAACCGCTACCGCAGGCGGCTCATCACCTTTCGCACCGAAATGGAAGGCCTGATCCCCACCTTCGGCGACCTCATCGCCATCAGTCACGACATGCCAGCGCAGGGCACTGAAGGGAACACAGGTGGCAGTCCAGCAGGGGAGAGCGCCGACATCCCCTGGAGCCAACTGGCCCGGGTCATGGCCATCCGCCCCCGGGGCGAACAGGTCGAGATCGCCTGCGTGGTCGAGCACCCAATGGTGCACACCTCCGACCAGTAAGCCGCCTCACCGAAAACCATTCATCACCACCGGCCCGCCAGAGCAATCTGCGCGGGCCATTTGCTTTGGAGACCGCCCATGACAGAAAACCACACCACCGACCCCGAGGCCGCCATCACCCTGCGCCCCGAAGACCTTGACGACCTGCTCACCCGTGCCGCCGAACGCGGTGCTGAGCGCTGCCTGGCCCACCTCGGCCTGGAAAACGGCCACGCTGCGCGCGACATCCGCGAATTGCGCGATCTGCTCGAAGCCTGGCGCGAGGCCCGCCACACCGCCTGGCAAACCATCATCAAGGTCGCCACCACTGGGCTGTTGGCGGTCATCCTGGTCGGTGCGGCCATCAAGTTGAAGCTCATGGGAGGCACGCAATGAAGCCCCTGCCAATATCTCTGCCCACCCCCAGCCTGCTCACCAACTGGCCCCGCGTGCTGCGCCAGGCCTGGAGCATTCGCTTCTCACTATTGGCAGCGTGCTTCACGGCAGTCGAGGTGGTGTTGCCCTTCATGGGCGACATGCTGCCCCGGGGCTTGTTCGTGCTGCTCGCATTTGCCGCCAGTCTGGGTGCCACCGTGGCGCGTCTTGTGGCCCAGCCCAAGATGCATGAGGTCGAGCCATGAGACGCCCCCGCACCACCGTAGCTGCGCTCGGCTTGTCGGCGGCCGCCCTGGTGGACCTGGTCCTGCACGAGGGCTACAGCGACCGCGCCATCATTCCGGTCAAGGGCGACGTGCCCACCCTGGGCTTTGGCAGTACCACCCGCGCTGACGGCTCGCCCGTGCGCCTGGGCGACACGATCACGCCACCAGCGCTGGCGTATCCGGTTTGACCCGGCCAGATTTGACCCGGACATCACCGTCGCCATCCGACTCGATGCCGCCAACACGAGTGAGCTGGACTACTACCTGCTGCCCCGGCTGGACCTGCCTGATCAGGAAATCCGCGTCAGCAATAAGAACAGCGCCGACTTCGAATGCTTTCGCTTTGACGACCTGAACTTCTTCTACGGCATGTCCGAGCGGGAGCGCCTGCAACGCCGTCTCTGAACCCCATCCAGCAACCACCCCCAGAAAGGAAGCCCACCCATGAACCGGAGTCCAACCCACCCACCACAGAACAGGAGCTCAACATGATGACCGGCACCCCCGACACCGTCACGCTCGTCCCCATCAACCGGATCGAGATCCTCAACTCCCGTGACCGCAACATGAAGGTCTTTGAGGAGATCGTGGACAACATCCGGGCCATTGGCCTCAAAAAACCCATCACCGTGGCCGAGCGCCCGGGTGACGATGGCGATCCGCGTTACGTGCTGGTCTGCGGCGAAGGGCGGCTCAACGCCTTCCGCATCCTGGGCGAGACCCACATCCCCGCCCTGGTGGTGGACGTGACCGATGAAGACGCCTTCATCATGAGCCTGGCTGAGAACATCGCCCGGCGCGGCTAG